CAGTGCTTTAACCTTAGTATTTCCAAGGGAATCAAGCACCATTACACGGAAAGTGTCAAATGCAAGAGCGGCAACTAATATTCCGCCTTTTACAACAGACAGTGCGGCCATAAAATTTAATTTCAGATTGTCGGCCTGTGTCAATACTGCATTTACACAGATTAGCCAGGCTACCTGAATACCTCCAACCGATTGTACCCACTTATAAATAGCCGCTACAATGGCGCCTATTACAAGAGCAATCCAGAGAAACGGATTAGTAAGCATACTAACAACTAACGCTCGATTAGCTGCCACGGAAAGCCACGTAGCGGCAGTGTATATTCCCCAGGCTCCAGCCGCCGCCAGTATACCAAAGGCAAGCCCGTAAAATACAGGCGCTATTGAGGACCAGTGCTCATAAATAAAAGTTGCACCTTCTCCAATCGCCTGAATAACCGGCTGAAACGCCTGGAGCAGAGAATTAGAGATAGCAGTCCATACCTGTTGATAAGTCATAGGCATGGAGTTGAATTCCTGGTTTATCTGATCCGTGGCGCCCAGCATTGCATTTTTTACAATGTCTGCCGTGATCTCACCGTCTGATGCCATCTCACGAATTTTTCCAATAGGAACATTAAGATAATCAGCAATGGTCTGGATTACGTTCGGGGCAGCTTCAAACACCGCGTTCAATTCCTCACCGCGCAGTACCCCGGATCCCAACGCCTGGGTAAGCTGGAGCGATGCAGAGGAGATTTCCTGTTGACTGGCTCCTGCTATGATGAATTGTTTATTTAAATTTTCAACAAAAGCCACAACCTCATCACTTCCAGAAAAAGCGTCTCCTGCTCTTTGCCCCATCTTTGCAACCACATCTGCGGTAGCAAGGTAACTTGTTCTGGTTCTCTGCGCTGATTGGAATATAGCCTCCTGGATTCTTTCCGTCTCCTGGAGGCTGTTGTTCATATCAATTTCCTGACCACCACCGGACGATTTAGCCGCTGAACGCTGAAATCCTTTATTCATCAGATTAATTCGAGCGGTAGTCTGTGTCATTTCATCAGACAAATTAAGTACATCTTTTCCCATCTTAAATGCCGCAGCGGCTGCAACCACTTTTTTTACAGTGGTCAACAGATTTCCTGCCGAATTATTTGTTTCTTTTACCTTTTGGTTGTGATTTTCTTGTTCTCTCGCGGCTTTTGAAGTATTATTTGCTATTTTAACTAACTGAGCTTCCAGTCGATCAAAACCAGAAGAAGAGATTTCATTGGCTGATTCGCCGATCTGTCTCATATTCGCTATAACAGCCCCTGTAGCTCCGCCAATAGATCGGCGCATTGTCATTTCTGTCCTTGCAACTGATTGATCAATTCGACTCATTTGATTAATAGCAGTATTCCCAAGTTCAAGAAACTTTGAAAAAGATGTACTGAACTGATCACTAAGTATAAAATTTTCTCTTATCTCTCCCATAGTTCCTCCTTTACTTCTTGGGTCTGCTATTAATCTCTTTTACTGCCATTTGAAACAGTAATATTTTCTCATTTTCCGGAAGATCAGCAACTTCTCCGGGGAAGCGACCGTGATTGGCAAACATATAGTAAGCCAGCTGCACGTCCATATCTTCCCCGTTTAAGAGTTTTTTGCTTCTTCAATTTTCTCTCCCATGCTCTTCATGTCATTTAATTCCAGGATTGCATCTGACAGGCGATTGTACTCTCCAATACTTAGCATCTGGGAAGGTACCTCCAGAGGATCTTCGGTTCCGTAATATTTACACATTTCCTGATCGCTGAAATCTGGTACCTGTACACATGCAAGAATCAGTCTTCTGGTGTAAAGAATGGTATCTGTTTTTTCCATCGGAACTCCATCAACCTTTGCTGTTTTTCTGCTCATACGAGAAAGTCTTTCATTTTCTTTCTGAGAAATGGCTTTAATCACAAATGGGACAGGTTTCCCATCCGCCCCCTTAAAACGATCGGATATAATAACCTCTTTTGTTACTCCCTCTACTGATGGCTGTAAAAATGCTTTTAATGCACTCATAAACTCTCCTATTCTCCCAACTGCGCCGGGGCTGTAAATGCGTTAAGGATTTCAACATTCGTGAAACTGAATGAAATATCCATAGTTAGAAACTCTGTGTCTGCGTCCAGAATGGCAATGGGAAGCTTTTGCAGCTTCACATTATATAAAGCCACTGTCTGTGACCCCACAGAGCTTCCTTGGTCTTCATTGGTGATCTGAAACGTAAAGTAAGGAAGCTTACCGGTTTTCAAATAGGTTTTAAGCATATTTAGAAATTCCGGTGTTCCATAATAAATAGTAGCAGATCCAGATAGCGACACACCGGAAGTTTTTTTCTGTACCAAATTGGTACCGACCACCTTAAAATCCGATTCCTGAAATTCTGCATCTGCCTGGATTTTCTTTAATCCAAACATTTCCACGTTCCTGCCATCAATCACTGCAAAAGCCCGGCCAGCTTTACCGTTTATAGCATCGCGCTCTAATAAAAAGCTCATAAGTTACCTCCTGTTAATCTGTAAGGGTTGCCGTAATGTAAATTTTCTCTACGGCAGCTACCGGCTGGATCGCAAGCGTTATTACTACAGCGTTGAGCGCGTTTCCGGCTTCTACTACCACATCATCTGCGACAAAGTTCTGAATACCACCATTTGCCTGAATTTCATTCAAATATCCAACAATCCAAGCCTTAAGTAAATCTCTGCCGGTGGCATTGTTCTGTGTCTTTCCGATATAATTCTCAGAAAAGTTTTCATAAATATCGTTTGCCACAGTATCTACAATCCGAATTACCTGATTTAAGCTGAATGCTTCACCCTTATCAGTGGTATAAGTCGTCAGGGTATTGATATCTGACATGATCTTTACTGATCCAAACTCTTCGAAGAACACAATCTGACCTTTTTCCAGGGCTTCGTCAATTTCCGAAGAAGTCAAGCGGGGAGAAACGTTCTCAGCGTCTGGATACTGTCCATATACCAGGGATTCATTGTAATTAGCCCCCGCCTCTGCGCCTCCAACCCACCAGGTTGTCTGCTGTGGAGTAAGAGTCGTTCCATCTGAAAGGATTACTCCGTTTTTAACAGAAATGACCGCCTCAGAATTGCTCTCAATACCTGCCATAACCGCCTGACACTTCTTGCCCAGATTATCGCGCATCCGCTTAACGAAAGCCACATAGGCAGCCTGTACGGTGCTGTCAGATCCATCATAAATCAGTACGTTGAATGCGTAAGGCTCTAAAGCTGTCAGAAATGTTGAATATGCTGCACTGCTTACCGTTCCGTCACTTCCTCCGGTAAGAGCCGTTCCTGCACTTGCTGCTAAATCTCCGGTTCCAGAAAATACAACCCAGTCATTTTCTGTTAGATCTGCAACAACCTTACCGGTCTGAGTGTCCTTCACGGTTCCACCAACAATGGCCTGAACAGTAAAATATCCCTCGTTATCCGGATCCGCAACAACAGATACGGAAATGTCATTTCCCCGCACGCCGTTATATTTTGCAGTGATTGTAAGTGGCGCGATGGTAGCGGTTGCCTTAGCGGCACCTGTGGCGCTGGGGCGATAAAGTAATACCTTTACAGGACCGGCAGTGCGATCGCTCCCCTTAAAAATTTCTCTTAAAAATAATGCTTTATCATTGGTGGAATCATATCCGATGTATGAGGTATAACCATCACCAGTATTAATGGTCATGATCTTTCCCTCCGGTCCCCATGATAGCGGTTCGCAAATTGCTACAATGCCACGATCTCCAACGCTGACAGACTGTGCCATGCTGGACTTTACATTGATGTAAACACCGGGCTGTTTTTTATTTTGACTGGTCCAAGTTCCTCCGGCCATTTATTTTACCTCCTTTTTTCCGAAAAACTTATCTAAAATCCCTTTTGCTTCTTCCAGGGTATACTCTGGTTCAGTCAGCAGGACTTTTACAAAATCCGGCTGATATCCAGCCAGAGCCTTGCTTGTAAGCAGGGATTCTGTTTTATACTTTGTTGACACCTTTTTTACTGTCTCATCACTATTTGCTGTTTCATCCATCTTTTACTCCTCCTTGATATGATTCTACAGATTCCATTTGCGGGGTATTATCCGGGTAAGAAACCAATGCTTTTACGGTAAACTGATAGTGTAGTTCATCTTCATCAATCTTCCATTCCCGGTCATAGGTTCGCAGCTTTGCGTCTTCGCAGGGAATGAACTCCAGGGAAAAATCCAGCTGATCTGCAACGGATACCAACTGATCATACGTATCCGTATCACTGTTCTCTACGAGATATACAATATCAATGCCTATGTTCCGCATAAATCGGCGACCGATTCGGTTCTCTGTATCCGTTGGCATAAAGAACACAAAAAAGCAAGGAACATCTGTCCCCTGCTTATTTGGATTACTGTATGTTGGTATGTCCGGATATAAATCTTTCAACACTCCACAGATAGAATCTAATAGCTTTTCAATAGTGAACGTCATTTGAAATTCTCCCTTATCCGCTTATCGAGTTCCATTTTCACTACATTTTTGTACCGTCCTATTGCCGCTTGTTTCATGTAAACCCCTTTAATATAAGGAGTCTTAGTTCCTACTGTAATACCTCCCAGACTTGGATCTACCTTTTCAAGCATATTGCCGTTTATTATTAGTCCTGGGACAAAATGTTTATCCATACGGTGACCATCATTTACATAGGAGGCGTATTGCATGTTATTTGCAAGTGCGGTCCGGACCGTGCCGCCTGTCACAGTTGCTTTTGTAGTGCTGTCTGTAGACCAAGCCTGCGCCAGTTCTCCCGATCGGGTTCCGGTGCCTGATATAGCGGATCCATTTGGCGGAGTTAATTCTGTAGCCCGCTCTACTGCTGCTTCCGTGGCTCCTTCCATTACCTCCACCATGATCTTAGGCACGTTCTGCCCTTGCTTCCGTAGTTGCTCCAATCGCTTCCGGGTAGCCTGACCAAAAGTTGACATCTGCACCCCTCCCCTACTTAATTACTTCGTCCATTGACAGAACGGCTTCCTGATGTTCCAATCCAGAAAGGACTCCACCTACCGGATCGTAAAAAGGTTGCGGTTTTCCTGCAAAGTAGCGTTCCGGATCCCGGTTGCTTCCCAATCGCCCACCTCTTACGATCATAAGCATATCACCTGGCTTTAAATCCACAGACACATCACAGGCCACTTTATCCGTCGCTGTTGCCGTGGCAGCCGTATCCTTCCATGAGGGACCGTTTCTTTTAGCACTATAAATCCGGCAGGGAATATCCTTGTACACTTCCTCCCGCTTTTTTTTATCGACATTGCCGACTTTATAAGGGACATTTCTGGAAATGCTCATGGAATCCGTATACCAATCATCATCAAATAACATACATTCCTCCCATTCCGATCATGCGGGCCATGGTCACCAGCTGCTGTCCATACTGGGTTGCATTCCAGGCTCCCCACTTTGCGCTTGCCTCTGTAATGGCCTCATTGTCATAACTGACGGTTGTATCACCCATAGTGGCTTCTTTTACAAGCCCTGTCTGCTGACCGGTTGCCGCTGCTCTGGCTGGAGTCAGAGATCCATCAGAATAAGTCTTTAAATACAGCGCTGAGAAGTGCGCCACATAAAGCCCCGCTGCATACCTCCAGATATCACAGTACCGGCTGGGTAAAATACTGGCATTGCTGTTATTAATGAACACCTGCAGCATGGGATCAGGAACCAGACTTATGATCTGGTTCGCTTCTTCTCCCTGGCTGATCTGCCTTTTTGTAAACTGAGGAAAATCACCCAAGAACATATCCTTTGTGTAGGTTCCCAGCTCACCAAACTGCGGCATGTTGGCCGCTGCGGATATTAAACCATGAAACTGCTCACACATGCCGTTTCCTCCCTATTCTTCCCGCTTATCAGCGGTTTCTGCCTTTGCCTCGGCTTCCGTATCTGCCTGCTCCAGTGCTTTATCCTTTTTGGTTTTAGGAGTGGCAATAGATCCGTCCTTTATAGCAGCAAGCACTAACCAGTGTTTCGATACCCAAGCCGGGACCTCTCCAATATAATTACGAGGGATAAGAAATTTCTTCTCTCCCTCGCAGATCTCAAAGTTCTTTTTACTGTTTATAAACATGGGATAACCTCCTTAAATTCCGTCAACATAGCGCATGATATTTTCATAAAACAGCTGTGTCTCGGAGATGTTTGCAAGGTATGCGGTATCATAGCAGAGGTTAGTGGCATTTGGCTGAGTCATGGCACGATTAAGCGGAGCCAGTTCATCCATTGCCAGGAAGCGTTCTTCATTGATGTAAATAATCATTCGGTCCGCACTGCCCGCCCCAGCACCCTTGCACCAGGAAGTTGCCCCGATATAGAGATCAACTCCGTTTTGCTTTGAAACATTGTTTTCCAGAAGAAATGTAAGAATTGTCTTTTCTGCCAGATCGGAAACTTGGGTTGTTGCAAGGTAATTAAACTGCTCATACGGCATCAAGATATGATTTGGAATAGCACTGCGGTCATTTTCCGCCGCTGCCCATGCCGCAAGTATGGCATCGTTAATATCCTGCAAAATCTGCTTAGGAGTCTTACTCTTAAACGTAGTTAAACCACCGGTACCCGTAGACGCTGCATTTGTGGTGGTTACGTTCGGATTATTAAGAAGACCAGTAGATCCATACTTTTTAATTCCTACATAAGCATTCGCATCCATATGCTTATCATAGGTCATTCTGACGCCGTCTCTTAATATACTTTCATAGTTCCGGCCAGTCATGTTTCCACGCTGCATATCGACGAATCCAATTCGCATACCCACGGAGAAGATATGTGTCTTAAAAAGTTCTTTGTCAAAATTAGCCTGAACCATTGGGATTCCATTGGCTCCACCTGCATGAACTGGACCGTCCTCACTGCCTCCGGCAACTCCATATTCCACATTCATGGCAGAAACATATTCTGCCCAACCGCCACCTACACGGACAGTAAGATCGCGGCCATATGTAAAGCTGGTAAGCGGCTGCCGTATTACATTATCTCTCTTCTCTAACTCTGACTGTATAAAGGCATTGCCGTTTGCAATTGCCGCCGCGTCCATGACCTGGAATTTCTGTGAAGCCGCAGCTCCTGTTGATGGAGCAGTTACCACGCCCGCATCAAATGTTCCCATACTCTGATATTTCATTAAATTGTCCTCCTTATGCTCTGTTGCAGGATAAGATCCTGATTTCTGCTACACCATTGGCGTCCTTTGCTCCATGCCATTCACAATTAGTCAGCATCACTGTTTTTCCGGTATCCTCGGTTGCTTCAAAGCCTCCCACAACACCAGTCGGAATGCTCTCGTTTGCTACTATTCGGATATATACCTTTCCTCCCAGTTTCGGGCTGCCTACATTGCAAAGTACATTGATACAGCCACGCTTAAACGTACTGGTTGCCTCTCCTGGCTCATACTGCCCTGCGGACTGGGATAAATAAGACGTTGCAGACTTAAACTCCCTGGAAGCCACTCCAACAAAATCAGCGGCAGTATTGCTGGCTCCAAAAGCTATGATATTACTGTCACTGTCATAGACCAGAGGAGTGCCAAACAACACGGGATCGTCGCCGCCAAGCGGGTGCGTATCAATAATCATATCCGGCTGCCTGGAATAATCTCCTGCGTATCCATGCGTCATACTTGTTCCAATTACCTGTCCTCTCATTATTTCTTACCTCCGTTTTTGTGTGGGTTCATTGCATCATAAGCAGATTGGCAAGCGTC